CCGAGCCCGCTCCTCCACCAATGACAGTAAATCCTCCAACTGCCCAGTTCAATCCAGCGCGATATGCGCGGCGATTGACAATAGAGGCACATTGGCTGAGATCAATATATTGATATTGTCCTGCTGATGAATTCAAAGTAAAACTAAGACTTTTAACAGCAGGTTGTATTTTCGACATCTTACGGTTTCTACGTGCCATGTCTATAGGCTAACAGAGGTAGTCTATTAGTATTCCCCCGTAGCGCCAGCGGTCAATTCTAGACCTCCCTTCGAAGCTGTATCGGTTATGCATGCACAACACTTCACATCTTCTTCGCCCTTCCACCGACAACGACAGCCTAAAAAGTAGTAGGACTACTTGTGTATGATTTAGGCTCAAATCGTAGTTTTGGTTGCATGCGGTTGGCAAAAACAAACTGACGTTTGACCTGGAATTTGTTCACAACATCCAGTTCGAAGGCCGGTGTCATGAGGACATCTACACCAGACATGCGCAGATAATGATCCGAACATTTCCTTCGCTTTCTTTTGTCGCCGTTTCACGGCTCTTATTTGAAAATCAATTCTGCAAGTGCATATAGTCAGTGATCGCTGACACTGTTTGCACTTTCTCATTGTTGTTCCTCGATGGGGTTTTCAGGGATGAACAACTGTCCATCACCCCACGGTTGATTTATCCAAATTGACAAAACAACACCGTCATTAGTTATACGGACATGGCCGTATTCAACACCGTCAATCACAATTTTCTTGTGATGACTCATCGCCAACACCCACAGTAGCTGTAGCCACAGTTAATGCATGGGGTCATGCTGTCTGATATAATCAAGATTAAATCCGTGTATTCCTTCTCTTCCATGCCCAAATGGCAGTCGAGGTAGTAAATAACACTTTCATAGTTGAATACCAAACAATCTTTGGTTAGCTACCAAATCATAAGCGTCATACGCCAATAATGCCCAGCCAAGTCCTGGGATGGCTTTGAACGCAAACTTACCACCTTGCTTAGCAGCTCGTGGACCAAATCGTTTCAGCGCAGCTTCGCCGATCTGATAGCTTCGAGAAGAAGCCATTTGAAATTCCTTTCGTGACCGGATAGCGGTCTCCATTCCAAATTTCAAAGGGTCAAGTCCCTTGTATGCGTAACTCATTACATGAGGATTACTCATAGATGTCAAAACCATAGCTGGTGCCACATTGGCAGCAACGTTAGCAGCCTGTATCACTAAATGTGCAAGCGGTTGTCCGGCTCTTTCGCCGGGACCTTCCTCTCGCATATGGTCATAAGACCATTGTGCCCAAGGTCGTGTAAAAATGTCGACAATCATTCGACCCACTCCTTAGAACACCGTTCACAAATATAGTGAACAACGATTGGTGGCTCTGGATCAACAACTGCAGAATGCACTTGGTTGGAGCTACAATAAGGACAATTCATTAAATCACTTCTTACGGCGTTTGTTTGTCTTTTTCTTGTTTACAGCAACAAGTTTCTTGGTCGATTTTACACCATCAGTGTATCTATATCGGACCAATTTTCCGTCTTTCTTGAATGTCTTCCCATACTTGTAAGCCATTAGAAGCACACCCCATTGAGTTGTGCCAGGAGACGATCACTAACACCTAAAAGGTGAAGGAGACCCATTCCGAGTAAATACTCGATACGGTTATTCCTCAAATGGTTGAGAAGGGATGCGGCAGTAACCGCCTCCTTGACTGTTTCAGCAGTAACAATGGTTTCAGGAGCTGGCGTCATAATCTTCACATCTCCACCATTGATTGAGCCAGGTACCCACGATGGTCACCAGGCACAAGATGAACAATAAATCGAACACTGCCTTCAAGATTAGCAGTGTCTAATTGTATCAATCCGCAAGGAAATGCTGCGCCGGCAACTTGCGTTTGACTCTGAGTATTAGCCAATCGAAGAGAAGCTACAAACTCAGCTTGATCACCAACTTCACCAGGGTAGTTGGTTTGATCATAAGGCAAATCGTCATTTTTACCAATAACATTATCCTTTATTTGGTCATTATTATCACCAACATCAAACATAGCATTAAGAATATTTTCTGTAGCTGAAAGAACACCTGCGGGAACCGCAGGATCGGGCGATTGAGGAACGCTCCGAGAGTTAGCATACGCTTGAACTAATCCAATCGAACCTGGAGAACCAGCAACAGGCTGTCCTCCTAACATCTGAAGATATGGTTCAAAATTGACACCAGGGACCAGGAAATTCGGAACAACAATTTGCGAATATTGCCATTCGCCGGCAGGGTAAGGAATACCTGCAGTTCCAGTAGGAATCAAATTAGCACCAGCGTCAAAATGCGCTTGGTCCATATACACCTTAAAATCATTATAACGTGCTTTTACGGATTCTTGCATTCCGTCTTCAAGTGCTTCGTCTTGCTGACGCTTCCAAGAACGAAAGGCTTTCTCCCAAGAATTGGAAAGAACCCAAGTTTCAGGAAGTCGGTTCACGGTAATAAATCCCGAGCCCGCTCCTCCACCAATGACAGTAAATCCTCCAACTGCCCAGTTCAATCCAGCGCGATATGCGCGGCGATTGACAATAGAGGCACATTGGCTGAGATCAATATATTGATATTGTCC